GTCTGAAGCACCATCGACGATTGTTCCACCTGTGGGAGGAACACTACCAATAAGAACAGACTCTTTCGGATTAAATTTCGCCGGAACCGCAGGATCGTTTATCTGTCGATAAACGTTGACACGAGTAACTCGATAGGCCGCAGGAGCCGTTTGAGCATCGGCGATCGTAGGTGGAATAATCTCTGGCGGGTCTCCTCCGACGGCAATGTAAGCTCCACGGCCATAGTAGCCTTGAGGAACAGGACCGATATCAATTTGGAATGAACACGGCGGCTGATCAATCGTGCCCCCCGGATACGTAATATACGAGGGCATGTTGTTCGAAGTAGACGACATGACCGCGGGCGTCTCCCCGAGGTCTGTGCTAAACGTGAAGTAGTAGTTCGCTGGCCAGTCGATATTACCGCTCGGATTACCTTCATCATCCGGCGGCAAACCCTCGATAGAAACTGAGGGTAACTGAACGTTTCCATGATACACTGGCTGAATATATTGACGATCCAAACCAGTGTAAGAAATTAACTGCGTTCCTCCAACGATAGCCAATCCCCCATCGGGATTGAATATCATCCGTTCTTCGCCCTCTATTACTTCACCCGTATCCAGGTCAAGCACATCTGGCATCTTATCGGAAAACTTTGTGACAAACAGTCGATCTGGTTGTTCAAAGACCCATCCAGCCCCACCGTGCATAGGATCATGAAAAACCCAACGACCGTAAGTTTGGAGTCTCGCTTGCGCGCCCGCGCCCTCGAAGAAAACCTGATTAATGACGGTGCCCAAATCTCGATTAACAACGATGTCTGACGCTTGATCCTTAACATCATTAATTTGCTCGGGTGCATCCGCCAAAAGATTCAGTCGAAAAACCTTAAGAACCTTGTGATAGTCTACCTTCCAAAAAAGACCCGGAATCATTTGTAAAATCTGATTCAGGGCTTCGTCTACCTGAACATTTTGAAATTGAATATCAGGTATGACTGGCAGACCAGACTGGACCTCGGCGCTGAAACCAGGGACGAGGCCGATAAGATAATTGACGACTTCTTGGACAGAAGCCTTATGAAACTTTGCTAGAGCACGCCGTCTCGAAAGAAACCAAGTCCAATCGATACAGTTGACGTCGTCAAAGCCGTAGTGACGAGTTTCGAAATAAGTATGAGTGTCTCGACTGATGATACCAGCGAAGATGAGTTCTTCTGGATCTAACAGTGAAATCTCTACAGTTGATCCGATAACTGGCACATACGGCGACCCCGGCTCAGGTGCCCCCGGTTCCTCTGTCGTCCAGTTGTAGAGCTTAAAGTTCGCAGTATTAGATTCCCCCGGACGATTTTCTGCTATCTCAAGACTATTCTCCTGGATCTTATGCTCTACCTCATTGATCTTGACTCGATAAGGTCGATATTTAACCGGCGGTTCTCCGGGGGCTCCACCACCAGCACTTACCGAACTAGTTACATAGACACGCGACAGTCCTGTGCTCGTGAATCGATCATTAGAAACCTGAAGTTGAAATCCGTAAGCACCTGGAGTGCTAGGAACAACGATGTCTGTGGCAGCTAACGTGGGATTAATGATAGTAGCCGTATCGGGGCCAGAAACCTGACTCCAGGCATAAACAAGCGAACCACTCCATCCATCATCAATGACTTCTGGAGCAAGATGAACAGTCGGCACAGCTACACCGTCACCTTGATAGAACCCACAATCGGAGCCTTAGGTTCCGGAATGGTTACAATCAGAGTATCGTTTGTCGGTGGCACTCCTTGAACTTCATCTGCACTTCCTGAAATACGAAACACGTATTGTCCAGGAGGACATCCATTAGCAAAATCAATGGTCGTATACAGAGCATCCGTAGACGCTACGGTTACGAGACTTTCAAAGTTTTCTGGGCCACTAATCGCTTCCCACGTAAAATGAATCGTTGATCCAGCAGGTGGATCATATTCCCAATGAGCTGTCGCCGTAATCGTCGTAGGAAGAGGAGGTCCTAGTGTCAAATCCGGCATAGTCCGAAGGATAGGGGAACGAATGACACCGCTGTAGAAATAGCCATTAGGAAGATCTGCTTCATTACCGTCTACTTCGACAGTAACCATAACAGACCCCGGTCCATGAGCCGGTGTATGACAAGAGAGCTGAGTATTGCTAATCACCTCTACGTCTGTAGCAAGAATCCCGCCGAATCTGACCACAGGTGTTGCTGGAGTGGCACCGGGCTCATAATCTGGATTAGGAATGATAAAATCATTCCCGTCCAAGATCACAAAAGTTCCTCCTTTAATCGTGCCCGTCGAGGGGGTGACGAAGTCTAGACGTAATTCATAAACAAACCATCCACCCTCAAAACTGAGAGTAGAGTCAGAGGCTTGTTCACCCGTTAAAAGAGCATGAGTAAAAGTAAATCCTCCACCAGCAGGAAATGAGCTCAAACCTGTTCCTGGAGCACTAATTGTGCTCCAAGTAGGATCTCCAGCTACGTTATATGGAATAGGACTGGTCTGATTATATCCAAGAGGACCACTCATGTTTACAGTCCCACTTGGATCACCAGGGAAAGAATGAAAGTATGGAACAGACCAAAAAGACCACTCTAGTGTATAATCCGACTGACAAATCGCTCCTACAGGCATACTTGTCAGAAGCATTGAGCCTTCATAAAAACTGAGGGCAACACTTCCGGCACATGTCGCGTTTCGCGGTCCCGAAGCGTTGATGTAGTAAAATCCGCGGCTATTATTCCAAATCCAAGGAGGATCTGCCGCCGTGGTGCCAAGTCCCACCATTATTGTAGGTGGAGGCGGAAAAGGATTAACGTGGGACTCTGTCCGCTGAATCGTCGGCCGCAGTTTCCAACTTCCTGTTCGAGGCATGACTAACCCAACAACCGAACACCCTTACCCGCAAGGCTTTCTTCAAAGATTTGAGAAATATGCTGCTTCAACTGATTCTTAGCCTTCGGATCGTTCATTATAGGATAGTTGAAAACAAAGGCTCCTGATGCAATATTAAGATGAAGTGGTTCACCTTTTCCACTTGAATCATGACGAGTTACGGATACCGGCTGACCTGCTGATGGTCGACTACTGGCACTCGTTACGTCTGTCGCACCTCCTGTCTTACGAGACATTCGTTTTTGCCACCAAGGTATCGCGGCTTCAGCTTCAGCTGCATCTATCTCGTCTTGATGAGACTTGTAGTATTCCTTTAGTTGCGTATAGGTTTCCGCACGCTTCTGCATTTCATTCCAGCTTCTCAAGTCATAAGCTCCAGTCGCGCCAGTACCACCTGGAGCTGCACCGGGGTAAGACTGGAAATAAGCTTCCATTGCTTTTATAGCTTTAAGACCCCCCAGAGCTTCAAATTGAGCTTTGCCAATCTTTTCAATTTCTCGAGTAACAGTTTGACCCATGCCTTTAACGGACTCGGCTGCTTGTGCAGTAGCAGCTTTGATATTTTCTGCGGCCTTTACATAGACATATCCCCACTCACCTGCTTTAGCTGTAGCCTCTTCAGTCTTCTTTTTCGTGTTATCAATCGCTTCACCGACCTTTTGAGTTTTGTCTCCTGCTTTAGGATCCGGCTCTGATCCAGGGCCGCCATATCCTTTAGGATGCTCGAGCATCTGATACAGACTTCGAATCTTATCACGAAGATCGTCAATCTGCTTTCGTGTGTAATCGTAGGCTTTCGCCTCCATCTCCTGAAGAGTCTTATTCAGAACGTCAATCTCTTCTTGGAGCTTAGCACGCTGATTTTCGATGCTACCCTCACGAAGAGCCTTCATATCCATGGTCAGATTGTCCATGGTGGCCTTCGAGACCTTATCAATCATGGCAAAAAGTTCTTCGTTCGCCTTTCCAGTTTTAACGAGTTCGTCCTTGTATTTATCCGCCCACTCTTGCACATGACGGATCTTAGCTTGATTTGAAGTCTCGCTGTATTTGTTCACTTGATCATAATACAGCTTCTCGAGTTTGTCCATCTCCACCAATTGAGCCGCGTGGAGCTTATCGGCCTTTTCCTGTTCCGCTTTGGCCGACTTCACCGTCCGATAAAAATCTTCAAGACCTTCCTTACCAAGCTTCATAGCTTCAGGAATCGTCATCGCGGTCTTAATGAAATCCGCCATGTCCTGATGCAAAACACCAAACTTCAATTCCTTAAACGTCTCGTTAGAGAGCTTAAAGATTTGATCGTTTACCTGCTTGAAGTTCTCTGTGAATGGGTGAAGAGTGCGATTGGTGCCTTCAGCTCCAAGACGAACTTTCTCCAAACCATTAACGATGTCTTGTAAGAATTTTGGAAGAACCGCACCTTCAGCTTGAAGCGTCTGCGCGGCTGCACCAATATTCTCAAGCACTTTAGGAGTCAGCTGTCCTGTTTCCTTGAGCTTCCCAAACGCCAAACCCAATTCGTTAACTGAGTTCTTTAAATCTCCTCCCGTAAATTTCGCTACGAGGGCACTGACACTTGGAATGTCGCCGAATGTTTCTTCGCCATGGATGACGGGCTTCTTGCCTTCACCAGCTAAAATATCACCTTCACTACGAAGATTTGCTGCTCCTTGTTTTAACTCAGCAGCGGCGGTCTTAAACAGACCGATCGCTATCTTCATCTTCACTACTTGTTCATCAATAACATGCCCCATTTCCTGCCAAACGCTTGGCATCTCTTTTTGAATGAAATTACCGATGTCTTTTAGACCGCCTTTGAAGTCGTAAAACTCCTTTCTAAGCTCTTGGAAAGAATAGATAACACTCTGCTTTATAGCATTACCCATAGCTCCAAGCAAAACCGGAACGTCTTTAAAGAATCCTTTCCATTCCTCACCCTTACCGGTCATCTCCGCAATCGCAGTTCCTCCTGCCACAAACACACTGCCGATAACCAGAGTTCCTACAGCACCCACTGTGCTGAACACAGCTGCGACGCCTTCCATGGTCTCCGTAAAGACGGCTGCCGCTCCACCAGCTTCCGCCGTTTCTGCTGTAAAACTCGCTAACGTCCCCGACATGAGTTTCGTTTTACTACTCGCGATAGTCAACGCTTCTCCAAAATTGAGAAGCATCTGACCTTCGGCTTCAAAATTCAAAGCTAACTGAGCTTCAGCCGTCGCTGTAGTGGCCGCTGTTAGTCCTGCTTGAGCTGCAATCGCCTCCTCAAGTGCGAGCTTCTCTGCCTGAAGAGCAGCTACTTTCGCCGCTGAAGACCCAGCATTCTTTGTTTTCGCAGCACTATTGAGTTCTGTTGCAACAGTATCCGCCGTCGTTGCCACGGTATTGGCTTCAACTGCCGCTGTTTCAGCTACTGTTTGAGCTGTCAGACGAATGTAAAGTGTTCCAATGAGACCAATGACGTTCTGAACTCGACCTAAGATTGAAAGAATTGGACCTAAAGCGAGAAGAAGACCACCAAAAGCCAGCGTAGCCTCTTGGACTACTTTCGGTAGATGAGTAAAAGTCGTTACGAGTGCTGCTAACTCGTTTATTAGAGGTTTGACAGCTTCCAGGAGTTTTACAAAAGCCGGAAGAAGAGCACTTCCTAGTTCAGTTCCCACAACTTTCAAAGAAGCAAGGGCCTGATTAAACTTGAACTGAACTGTCTGCGAAACATTCGCAAACGCCTTATCTGAATCGTCCGTTGCCTGTCGCATCTCACGAACGACACCCTTATATGTATCAGCCTGACTGGCCGCGTTCGCGAGGGCACCGGCGCTAGCTCGAACGTTGGGAATCAGCTTAGCAAATGAGTCTGCGTTACCTCCGGTCAATCGAATCAAATCGATAAGAGTAGCCGCTAATCCATCCTTAGCAACCTTATCACGAACTTCTTCAATCGAACTGCCCAAATGAACCAACTCTGCTCGAGCTTCAGCACTAGGCTTCGCAAGGAAAGCCAACGTGCCACGAAGAGCCGTAACAGCTTCATCCGCCCGCACGCCCACGCGCGTGTAGACCGCAACAGACGCCACAAGCTCTTCGAATGAAACCTTTTGAAGATCTGCCTGAGCGATAACACGGCCAAGCGTGTTGGCGAACTGATCCGCTTCTGCACCGCCCTCTTTCACGCCGACTAACAACACATCAAGAGCGTGCTTGGCAGTGAGACCGGAATCACCATAGGCGATCATCGCAGCAGAGAGAGCCTTCGCGATTTCCTTCGTTTCACCCAAGCCAATCGCTGAGCCCTTCGCTGACAGAGTCAAAATGTCGAGCGCTTTAGCCCCGGTAAAACCAACTGAACCAATCGAATACAAAGCATCCGCCAACTCTTGCGGACCTTTACCCACTTCTGGCGCCATCTTCATGACAGCGTCAGACATTTCCTTGATGTGCTCTGTACCAATGTCAGTCAAGTTGCCAATGTGCATCATGGACGTTTCAAAGTCCATAGCCATCTTGACAACAGCACCACCGAGACCTGTGATGCCAGCAGTGAGAAGCGTAAGACGATCACCGATGTATTGGATGTGCAGACCAGTCGAAACCATCCGACCGGCCATACTATCGAGTGCTCCACTCAACTGAACTCCACGAGTGGTAGCATTACGAAGCTGGTTATCGAACTGTTGAAGACTCTTTGTGGCGTTGTCTTCAAATTCGAGCGTACCAACTAACGATCCAATTGATACACCGCTGATAGCCATTAGCGTTTCTTCTTATAAGAAGCATAAGCGGCTGCGATCGCTCGTGCTACCTGTTTTTGCAGGTTAGGATTCTGTTGCGGCTCTGGTTCTCCTAATCGTGAAATTTCCTGTTGAAAATCACTCAAAAAGGCCGAAAGCCTTATCGGTGATGGATGACGTTCCGTGTCACGAGCGATGTTCCACAAAGCCTGGATGATACCTGCGGCCTGCAAGTCTGATCGAATGTAGCCAAAAGGCTCCAACTCGTCATAAATCATCCAGCTCATAAACTGCTTCACAGTTATCTTATGAAGCAGCTTTCTAACGTCTGGCTCTTTGAACTCTAGTGCAAGACGGTAGGCGAAACGGAGGTATCCGTTTCGCTTAAATCGTTTTTTATTTCTGCCTGAGCCTTTTTGTTGAGGCCGTTGAGCGCAATGATGTCGTCCAGAATCTGGTTACAAACCACGGCACTCTTCTTTTTGAAGATTTGGAGGTGCCGATCCGTGCCGATCCGTTCGCCTTTCTCGTTGACCAAACTCTTCACGAGTAGACGGAGACCGGCGGTTCGTTTGGCGGGGCCTTCTGAGGCTTCGACCCAGTCGATCATCTCACTCGAGGGAAGGGAACCAAGTAGGAGATGACCGCCCCATTCGGGGACTTCGCGGCTGATGATCTTGATGTCATCCGCGCTGTCGATGTCGTCGATGGAAAGGAACTTGGTAGGAGTCTCTTCTTTTTTGGTAGTCATTTCATCCTCACACATACATTCACAGGATGACGTTGCCGGAACTAGCCGCCGATAACCACCCCGCCGATGATCATCTCCCCGGTCGGACGAATCGTGACGTTTGCGGTCAGAGCTCCATCGACCGGTGCCGTTGGCACGATGTTGGAAATGCCTCCCGAGAAGACCCAGATCAGTGCCGGGTCACCCAGGTATTCCGGAAACTCCAGCTCCCAGCCGTCGACAAGATGATTGATGACAGAAGCGTAGAGGCCGGTCAGATGATTGTGCGACGGGTCGTTCGGCATGAAGTTCATCGGGAACGTCACTGCGCCACGCCGAAGGATGCCCTGCACGTATTGATCGATGTCGTTGTTGTGGGTCGTTACTTCGATGTCGTTACGACCCAACGACGGAGGCGTGATGTTGCCGAGATTGGCAATCTCGACAAACGCACCTGTTCCACTCGCCTGACGGCGAATGAGTGTTCCGTGGGCTGGTCTTCCGCTCATGTTTGCTCCCTCCGTCGCTAGGACGGTTCTTTCGTGACAACGGCATTGAACCCCGTTTGAGCTCTGCCGGTATCATCCAAACCTCGGTCGCAGACGTTCTGCAAAAGGACCATGTCAAGATATTTCACTTGACCACCACCGAGTTTGGGTAAAAATACCCCGCGTATCTTCTCGAAGAGTCGGTAGACTTCCTTGCACTTGTTATACGCCGCAGGATAGTCAGTTGCTCGCACGGTGACCTGAACGCTGTTGTGCTCCAAGTGACTCGGAATTTGATTCTGAATCCTTTCCCCCATGATTCCAGTTGTTTCAATCAACTGGATATATGGCCCAGTCCCTGTCGGGAGCGTTACCTTCGATGAAAGATACACCGTGGTCGCAATGCCGTTGGCCTTGATATACGCCGAGAGCTCATCCAGAAATGCCATTATGAACCAAACAAATCGGCTTCTGTTAAATGAACTCGCTTGGCAATTCTCGAAGCCATAAACGGCGCACTCTCAAAGAGCACGGACTCAATATACTTCGCCTGACCGTGTGGATGAAACATCGACAGATCTTCATGCACCGGCCACGCATAGTCTATTGAGTCATTTCCTGCCACGATTTCTACCGTTACTTTGTTCCACTTCCAGTGAGGACCCTCGAGATGTTCTGAGTCGCGAAGAGCTCCAGTCTTGACTGGTGTTCGTTCTTTTACCTCAACGAGCTCAATTCCCCACTCAATCATCATCGAGCGTTCGAGCTTTTTCGGCAGCTTCCTTGTCACTGCCTGAATCTTAGCACGCATCTCCGGAACTCCGGTGAGCGTGAACTTTGTTCTTCCAGCCATTTAAAGAGTTTCGACTCTTCCTACTTCTTGCGGAGTTTCTCTCGTTTTTAAGAATTCCTCGAGAACACCGTGAAAAACAGCGCCGATATTTTCCCATCGATACTCAGGACGACTCACAAGTGCCAGTCCGCGCTCGCGCAGGGTCGCTCGCGCGACACGATTCGTATACAGATAGTTCATCGCCTGCATCATGAGCTTCTTGTCAGCGATGCCGCCGATGACGTTGATGTCTTGTGGAGTAGCAGCCTGAGTCGTGCAGGGTATCTTGATGGCAGCGTTTTCAGTCCACTCGCCTAGACCTGACCAGTCAGGAACAATTTGCGGAACTCCGCAAGCCATTCCTTCCATCGTGCAAAGGCCCCACCCCTCACCCTGTGTCGTGGTGAACTGAGCATCAAAACAAGAATACATCCAAGGTAGAGCCTCGTCACCCAATTCTTCATTGACCGCTGGATCGAGGAGAATAACCTTCCCACCAAGGTCGTAATAACGAACGAGTTGACGGATGTCATATCCTTGGTCCCCGGTGGGCGCAACGTTCAGAAACAGATAGGCGTCCTCGATATGAGATTCACGAATCCACGTCGCAAAATAGTCAATGGCTAGATCGAGTCTCTTGCGCTGTTGATTCCGTCCCACGACACCAAGGACGAAACCGTCCTGCATATACGAGGGGAGTCCTATGCGATTCTCCGACATCGCCTCGATGCGATCTTTTGGATGGAAGAGCTTCAGGTCCACGCCTAATGGAATTCGGGATACTAATCCCTTATATCCACCCTTGCGTGCTTCATCAACGGCAAAATTGGTCCAAAAGATGGCAAGGCTCAAACCTTGTAGATCATCTCCTCGACAATTCTTTCCGTCGACAGCCACCCAGCCAACAACAGGAATATCCCCTGCATACTTGAGATATGCTGGAAAATTCCAGGGGTCCTGAAGGATGACGATCAGGTCCCAGTGCTGATGCATGAATTTGGAAAAGCGACGAACCCCAAAAATGTCTTCCCGCTGAAAAACTCGAGCAGCAGGATAGATCGGGTAGGGGTAGGAGTGCGGGTCACCGAAATGATTGATACCAAGAACTGAAACGTCCCAGGTGTGACGGAGAACATCAAGCACAGGATGAGTGCAACGAGCAAAGCCGCTAGGACAATTCGCATCGCCTACCCACAGAAGTCTACGCATCAGAAGAGCACCTTTTCGTAAGCCGTTCCGTTTTCGTCTTCTTGCGTGAGAACTGAAATTGCCTTCGGCTGACGTCCGGTCAAATCATCAGGATCGGTTGGATTGGTAGAAAACCGAGGAGGAAGGGTAAACCGATCTTCACGATTTATACCGAACACGCCACAGATCATCGCTTGCTGCATCGAAACTGTTTCTTGTCCACCTCGATCTATCACGGTTCGAACTTTACCGGTGATTTGCGCCTTTACGATATACGGTATTCCATATCCAGAACTACCGTATTCATCCTCACCAGTATACGGCTCTATCGTCATCTCGTCAGGATATAAATCCTCGAGATCCTGTGTTAGAGGCGTATTAGGAAGTTCAGCCATTAGCTCAGTGTTCGAAACGTCTTTGGTCTAGGTAAAAGTTCTTCAGCGCCACGTTCTTTAAGAGAGCGAATGTATTCCGTAAAAACGCTTTTCGCTGAACTATTGTCCGTCCAATGAAGCTGAAGTTCGGCTACCTTCTTCGTTACAATACCTCCTGTCTTCGCGATGTAAGCCTCACACGCACGAGCAGCCGCGTAATATTTGTTGGGTTCTTCTTGCAGGAGAGCAGCAATCTCCTCATCCTGCAAGAAGGGCTTTGCTACGTTCCGATCTCCCGACAGAAATCGGACCCAATCCTTGTCCGTCGGGAGAGCGGTATCGTAGGTGGCGGCCATGTTACTCGCCAGCGCTCGGTCCGGTGCCTTCCTCTTCCGCCTTCGCGATTGCCGCGAAGTCGTGTGACAGATTCGTTGCTCTCCCGGGAGCTGCTGGAGGCAGCGGTTTCATGTCGGGAGACAACGGCATGTCGTTGTAGAGATTCACCGGCTTGTAGTTCTGCAGACGAGTCTGACCGCCGATGTCTTGCGGCACCTTGGACGTAGCCTGAGGTGCTACCTTGTCAGCCTCGTCTTCCTCAGGGGGTTCGTCTGCTCCCTCGAGAGGCTCAAGCCGGTCGGCGAACGCCACTGCCTCTTCCAGGGTCAAATCGACGCTCTCGCCCGGTCCAGCCATCTTTCCGTTCACCAGGATGCCCTTGGCTCCCTGCTTGACGGTGTATGCCTGGGTTTCCGGGGCATCGGGATCCGGGGTGTTCGTCATGTGAACTCCTTACGCGAAGTGGGCGATGCCGGAACCGTGATCCGCGTTCGAACGAATCAGCGGAACGAGGATGTTGAACGCCTTGAACTCGACCTGCATCCCACCGTGAGAATCCCACTGGATGGTCTGGGTCGACTCGCCTTCGATCATCTCGACGACGTCCTTCGTCGGCTGGAACATGATGACTTCACCCGAGGCGAGCTTGTCGACCGTCGCGATACGGCTGATCTCCTCGATGTCATCAATGCGCTCACGAATGGTCTTGTCATAGCCGTCCTTGTAGTCCTCGGACAGCTTCAGGGACGCCGCAGTTCCGCCGATGTAGATCCAGTAGGGACCGTTGAATCCGTCGGCCTGAAGAGCCTTGATGCCGCTGAACACGTCGGCAATGACCTGAGGCCCTGTCTTCGCTGTCTGTGCCCAGTTGCCACCGGCACCGAACGCGACGACGTTTCGATCGGGATGGGTGCGGAACCCGTAAATGTTGAGACCTCCGAAAGCCTTGCCGCCATTGAACAGCATGTCTTCGGACTTCTCACCGACCTTCCGGCCTGCCACACGGATGTAGGTCGTATCCATGGGTTCCGATCCCGTCCGCGAAGCCAGCAGCGCTCGCAGGTTGAGATAGAAATCCTTGTGGGTAATCGGCAGGGGCAAGCCAGCCGATTCGTACTCGATCCGATCGTTCTCCGAACGGTTGATGCCGTCCATCGAAACGATCGCATCGTCCATGTCGCCGACCTTGTCGTACTGGAGAACGGTCTTTGCGAGACCGTTGGGAATGGTTTTGCTGAGGCCAGCGACGAGAAGATCCGCGACGGCACGGAGACGTTCCTTGGCTCCCTCGACGATCTCGGTGTCGAACACCTTCCACTCCTCATTGCGGAGGAGCTCGTTCGTCCTCAGAGCCGCCGGTGAAAGAGGCTCGCCCTTCTGCATGGCGCGAACGAACTGATCGCACGCCCACCTGCCAGCCCCTCGCATGAAGCTACGGCCTGTGTCGAGCCGTGCTCCAGAATTTTCTACTCCCATCGTTTACTCCCTTGTAGAAGTTGACTGTCAGTGAACGTCGGTCCCTAGATAATCTCGACGCGAAGCCGACGAAGAGCGGTGACCGCGCCGGTGACTTCCAGAGAGCGACCCACAGGCTGAGTCGTCCCCTTCTTGAGCGTGCCATCGCCGTTGCTCTCGAGGAAGTCTCCCTTGATGAGATTCTGCCCCGAGGGAATCATCGCGTTCACGCGAGTTCCAGCAAAGAAGTGCCCGACCTTCACCGTGTCTCCGATGTTGTAGGGGACATCGATGTCGGCGCCCATCTCCTCCCGCTCGAGTGCGAACGTCGCGGCTGCTCTGGCCGACGCCGTCGCGTGCTTGATCAGATCACCGTTCCCATTGAACGTGACGAGATGACCGGGAAGGACAGCTTCCGCGGCCTTGTCGTCCTCGTTCGTGATGATGAACTCCTGCCCGAGAAGCCTGATTACTCGCTTTGCCATCGTAACTGCTCCTTGAAGTGTCCTTTCCCTCGGTCAGAGATCGGCTGGGAGCAGCCGATTAGTGCGTCTTGGAACGAGCCGTGCGAATCTCGTCGATGATGCTCGGAGGCTTCGGAACACCCTCCGGCTTCTGCTCCGTGGCCCGAGGGAGGCCTGCCATGGAAAAGGTGGTCGGAGGAGGCACGTTGGCCAGCGCCAGAAGCCTCTCGAGACCCTGGATCGACATCCCGGCGAGTTCCTGATCGGAGAACTGGCAACGATTCGTCGACTTCAGAGCCGTGATGACGCTGTTCCTACGTTCAGTGGAGGCCCGGAGACCTTCACGGAGTGATTCCTGGATTTCCGCCGGTGCGAGACTGATGAACTGCTCGGCCGTCTGCGGCGTCACGCCCTGCTGAATCGGGGGCTGCTGGGCAGAGGTCGTCGGCTGCGCCGGAGGAATCGGAGGATTCGTCGGCATCGTGGGAGGAACCGGAGGCGTCTGAGCCGGATCGGCGAGCGGCGGTGCGGGAGGATTCTGAGGTTTCGGTTCCTCCTTCGCTCCGGCCGAAGCTTCCAGCGCAGACAGACGATCCTCGGGAACGCTTTCGAGCCAGGTCCTGTCCGTCTCGAGATACCGACCATTGCTCTTCTCGATGAGCGCCTTGATGCGCTGCGCCTTATCCATTTTGTTGCCTCCTTGGCAGCCGCATGAGGCGGCTTCGAACGTTGTCACAGGAACGACTTCTTCCTTGTTCTCTCCGATCTTGGCCGTTCCGTCCGTTTTCATGCTGTAGGAACGGCGGAGCAAAAGGAACTTGTCCTCCGGCATGGCAGCGTAGACGACAAGCTCCTCTTCGGGGTAGTAACGGTCGACTCCCAGATACCCAGGCTCGATGGCCCTCAATGCCTTATCGAGTGCCTGAGTGATGTCGCGGTCACTGAACCCCTCAGCTGTGCCCTTCAGATTCCTGAAGGTCATCATGTCAAAAATGCGTTGACGGAGCGACTTCGGCTGCTCCTTCTCGCATTCGGGGCACTTCCCTTCAGCGTTCATTTCAACGCCATGTTTTTGACATTTCATGAAAGCTCCTACCAATCCTGCGTTCGTAATCAGATAGGCTGAAGCTGAACGAACGGCGCCACAGCCCATTTCGATGCTGCACGCACCGATCATGCCTTCAGGGAGCATGGCAAAATGATCCGGTACGATTCCACGCCAGATCGCTTCGTACTTCTTTCCTTTATAAGTACCCGATTTCGGTTCAACGCTGATAAACGCACCCGTCGAAATCTCAATCGGCTCCCCGGCTCGCGCGCGACGTACCACACTCTGCGCATCTTTGCCTACACGCTCCGCCTTAGTAGGATCAATCCAGGCTTCCGTATGAAGTTGATCGTTTTTGATTTCCGTATTGAAGAGACGACCGAAAGAAAGCGATTCAAGAACTTCTGGAGTATTGGCTGAAACCTTATGGATCCCGTTGTCGGGATGATCCGCAACAACGGGTCTTCCATTCCATCCTTGAGGAGCGACGGAAAACTCAGAGGCGAGCACCAACTCAGGTTGAGGTGAATTAACTGCCCATACTACACCCTCCACGAGTGCAATCGAGGGAACAACCAAGTGCTCACGATCCTCAAAAACGGCTGTCCTGATGACACCCGTAGCCCCCAATAATCGGAGCTTCCTCGACTGCGAGTTAGGCATTTCGGGCGTGTATGATACTACATATTTTACTCCGAGTGTTGTACTATTTATAGAGTGGCAAAAATCTTTTTGGTTCGGTTGCGTCTATCGTCGAGCTTCGAACCACCTCACTGACCAGCTGCCTTTGGTACCGGCTTCGGACCAGCTGGCGGCTGTGCTCCGAATGGCTTTGCTTCTGCCTGCGTCTTCTTGATATCCAAGTTGGCCTTTTCGGTCTCTTCCATCTTGGCCAAATCAGCTTCGTTAATTGGCGGCAGACCCAATACGCGATCCCGAATCTCGTTCGGCACGATCACCACTTTTGTAGAGTCTTTGTCACCGCCATTCTTCTGATTCACTCCTGCCCACTTCATCGCAATGTCCGCTCGCTCGCCGTCGGAGAGGTCATAAATCTGCGGCCAACGAACTTCATATTGCTTTGGAGTGGGTAGAATTCCGTGCTCAATCAGCCGATCAACGAGAGGTCGAATCATCAACGGACCCGCGTATTCCGTCCGTCGATCCTGGATGCGCTCAGCCCAATTGACACGATCCTGCTGCGAAGCCAACTGGCCGCGCTCCGACCCCATCAGAATGCGCTGGGGAATACCCGTTCCAGAGCTGATCTGAGAGATGATGGAATCCACATTGCGATCAAACGTAGCAACATCGGAACCAAGAACTTTAAGGTCAAGACCGCGAGTACGAACAGCTCGAGAAACTCCATTAAGAAATGCGTCGACCTCTTCTTCGAGTTCCTCTTCGCCTTGAGAGTCCAACTTGGTGTCTTTGTCCAAGTTGAACTGATATCCTTGATGAGCGCGAAGCCAAAAAGCTTCAGCGCCTGCCCCAGTGACTTTTTCCAGGTCATCGAGGAGATTCCATACACGTTCGAGGCGTGGTTGACCGTTGATCTGGTCGTCCAGGAGTCCGTCCGCGATATGAATCACTCGAGACCAATGAACTTCGATTTCCTGTGCGGCTGCTCCTCCTGCGGCACCAGGAGCATTGGTGAGTCGCTTCACCGCATATGTGAGCGCTTGCCCAAATCGCTCATTATCTTTCGTTTCGAGCGTTTTGATTTTGGCCTCATCTTCTGCATAGCAGGATAGGAACATAAGGTTTTCCGGTGCCACGGAGGTTGGAAGTGGGGATGTAGGCGAGCCAGGAGCTCCAAGATAAAGAATAGCATAGTGGCCAAGACCCGAAAGAATGTCGACCTTCATCATGGTCGACCAGATTTTCAGTCTAAGAGAAAGTTCAGACCAGGCCTTCTCGAACTGCGTAATTTTCTTCGGATCTTCATCCTCAATGAGCTCTCCCGCAACACCACGCCACGTACTCCTCGGATATGCCTCCACCACTCGCGCTGCCACCGCATTTCTCCGATATCGGAGACGATAGTCGTCTGGCGCAAGTGTCGGCTTATATCCGAGTGAGTCATAGATATTCCTCGACCCCCCGAAGGTCGTCCCCGCGCCTCCTCCGAGCCTCGCTCGAGCCGCGATCGTCGACCCGAGTGCTCTCAGATACCCGATTACGCCCGGATCAACTCGTTTTTGCGGAACTTCTACAGCCATTTTCACACCTTTTTCCGGCAGACAATGTGCGATTCTCCGCCGTGAAATGGATATTTTTTCGCGAAAATTACGTTGAAATCAAAGGATTCCCACGTTTTTGCCCAGTCAGAAACTGGCCATTTGTTGAGATGTGCTGGCTCATTGTCTCCAACCATGTCTGGAGTCACGTGGGCCGAATATCCACCGGGCTTCAGAACTCGAGAAATCTCCTGAATTCCCCGATCAACATCACCCAAATGCTCCATCACGTGCCGAGAACAGATCAAATCGAAGCTCTCGTCCGGAAAGAAGTACATGTCCTCGACGTAACCTTCGTAGATGAGCTTCCCATCGGCCTGAGCCTTCGTCACCAAGGGCTCGTAGAGATCGATGCCGACGATTGGATCTCCATGAGGTGTCCAGTCAGCCAGAATATTCCACTGACCTCCCGAGGCACTGCCAAGCTCCAAGATTCTCTTCCGGTTCCGAGGGACATGAAAAAGTAGGGCTCGATAGGACTGTTCATCCACCGTAGCGATGACGTTCTGAAGACCGTCCTTGAGTCTTTGGTTGTGAAGCTCCGTCATCCTACGATGATGATCGTAGTTTAACTCCTTCACTCGGTGCAAAGATGTCGTCAATGCGTTCTCCGTCTGCCCCAAGTGGCTCGACGCACGACCGGACGCGGCGGAGCCATGGCCAGCATAATCGATTCGGCACGATTCGGTGACGGAACATTTCGCTTCTGAGCTTCGATCTTTGTCTCGATCTGGATTTTACCGTTCGAATTCCGCTTGTATCGAACAGAAATCAACTCAGAAGCCAAATCTTCATCGTCAGCGTCTATATCGATTGTTCCTGCCTCAAAAAGATCTCGGAGATGCCACCAAAGTTCTGCGCGTCGGTTCACGAATCGCTTCTCGTCGTCCGGCTTTTCTCCTACGTTAATTCCCTCGACAGGTCGATTGAGCTCTGAGAGTCTATCGAACACTCCCTTACCGATGCCGACAAGATCGACCTTTGCTAGTGTTGCACTGGTCTCGTCTAGTGCATTGACGACTTTTCCAGTGGTAGCCATTGTATCTGGATTTCGGTCCTGCCATCGGACTCGCACCACGTTACCTCGACGATGTGCTCCGCACGAAGCATCTCCACCTCCTCCCACGTCAATACCGAGCTCGTTTTCTGATCCGGGAAGGAGTGTTCGCTCTTGAGCAGCACGGACCCATTGGAAAGGTATAAGGCCATCTTCCTCTGCTTGAATCGGAAACTCGCCCAGAACTTTACTCTGCCAAAAAGCTCCTGTCTGATGAATGTCCACGCCCGGCGGAGGGACCACCCGAACTCCCTCATCTGCGTCGGATGGATTTCCATCCTTGTCCACCCAGGTCCAGTTTCGTGCCCACTTACGTCGCTTTTCTTCAACGTATAAGCGGCCAATGAGCCTCTCCCTTAAATCCTGAGGAATATCTTCCCCAGTGAAATTCGGCGTATCGAAGGCCCCAATCTTAATCACGTGCCATCCCGACCCAGGCTTACAAATCTCGCAGAATTCAGTGGTCGGGTCATCCGGGTTTCCGAAGGCCAACCCCCTCGAGTAGTCGTTAGCAATCAGCGAGTCCGCCGCTTCCCACAAGTTAAGAGGCATCCCACATGCCTCATCGAAGATGTAGAGCACCCGCTTCTCATGGATGCCCTGAAAAGCGGCGGAGTCATAGTCACTTGGCTTTCTTCCGATTGCTACCTGCTCCTCTTTTCCCGGATTTCCGTTCTTTCCGGGCATCCGAATGATCCACTCGGTTTGATTGACCCTTCCTGCTAGATTTCCCTTCGTGTGTGCCCTTCCGATTTCCCGCCATAGAATTGTCCTCACCTGCGGCCCAGTGGGCGCAGACGTTACGACGAAACTCTCTCCTGCTGGATGTATGTCGATCCACCAAGCGACAATTCGTCCCGAGATGAAGCTCTTACCGATTTCATGGCAGCTCTGCACCGCCACTTTTCGGTACTTCCGAACAGCCTCGAGGATCTTCTTTTGTCCGGACCACAGGGTGTCTCCAAGTTTCTGCTCACACCACGCAGCCGGATCTTTTATGTAAATGCGTCGAGCAATTTCCTGCTCGAGCCGTTCGAGTTCAGATCTTGTCTCGAGCATACTAAGCGCGGATCACTACAGGGAGGAGCAGTGCCAAGGAGAGAAGAATGACTGCGATGGATAGAACCATCACATGGCGAGTCGTGTAGTTGGCGTAGATTGCGGTGAACAGTGCCAGGAGTGCGAATATGGGTACTACCATCTCTACCTCCTCTGAGAACGGCGGCTCAGCAAGTGGCCGTTACCAAGCCGCCGTCTCCTCCCCTACCCACCCTCAGTGGACCGACTTGTCTGTGGATTTGACTACTTCAGCATCGATGACTTGACTCCCGTCGCCAATGAGTCCCTGTTTCATCAGCGCCCTCGTGAGGAGCCGATGCCGTTCGAGCAGATCCTGATCCGTCAGCTTGGAGTAATCCTCCTCCGGTTTCTCTACCTCCAGAGTTGCCTTCGGACCGTATCCGCTCCGATCCAAGATAGCGACTGCTGCTCTGACTGCCGTCGGCAAGTCATTACTCGCCATCGCCCTTCTTAGCGTCGCAAAGGCCGGTTCCACCAAGCAGAGTAGCCGCATCTTCGCGGCCTGCCTCATGGCGTGCGTAGTGCCTCCGTGCTCCTCACACACCGAGGACCCAGGCGGAGCCATTCGTAGGCAGACGTCACCTGTAAGCGGGTCTCCTAGACACTGCTTGGGTTCGTATTTTCTAGCGTATGCTCGTCTACGCCGGAGTTCCAGGTTCTTCTCGGCCTCGATTCGGGCCAAGTGATCCAGCTGCTTCTGCTGGAGATCCTCCAGGCGTTTGTCGACGCGCGATTCGCTCATCGAGTAGGATTTGGGCTTTTCACCGAGGGACATATATGACTCAAGCTCGAGGATAACACACCTGCTTATGGAATGCAAGGGAAAAACGCTCAGGTTGCAGGGGATGGGCTTCGAGTTACTGGGCGCGGAGTTGTTAACTTGTTATCTGAGTCACGGGAGAAATGGTGAGAGGAGTTGTTTAGTTGTTAACTCTGAGAGAGATGAATCGCGCGTATAGGGGCACCACCTCCGGCCAGGTTCTAGGCTCGCTTACAAAACTGCAATCCGTTGCAAGCCTCATGCCGATTACGAGACTGTAATCCAGAGCCGAGCCACGCGACGTGTAAATCTTACACAATAGATCTAGTATCACCGAGCATCACGCATACTAGATATAGTGCTACTACCGATAGTGTCGCCCCGAGCCAGTGAACTAGATCTAGTGCCACTCCCCCTAGTGCCATGCACTCACCCTCATACAAGATATAGTACACTAGATATAGTGTCACGCCACCATGCCATACTAGATCTAGTTCACTCGCTACACACCACTACATATACACTCACCCCCACTACCCACCCACTACATCTAGTGGTGGGTGGGGAGGCAGGCCTCCGCCTCACTGCCCTACTTACGGTTATGTAACCCCTAACTGTTGTAGACAAAGGACTTACGGGCACGCATCCGCGTGCCGCTAACCCCATTGCCTACAACACTTAGCCACCCCAGCTTGTAAAGTGTTGCAAACATTGGTAGTTACAGCCCCCATCGACCAGGGGGTGTATGCCCGCGAACCCCATTGTTTACAAGCACTTAGCCCCCAGTTGCGTGCTTTTTATAGCGTGCTATGATGTCTTTGTTGGTGCGGCGGGCGGGACGGGGCGACGCGGTTCTCGCGGCAGGCCGGTTCAGTCGGCACCAAATCGAGGTGAGTGAAGTGCAGAAGACCTTCTCGTATGTCGGCGTCAAGTCGGGCTACCTGGCGTTCCAGGTGGCGGGCCTCCGCGGGACCGTCTACGTCCCCAAGGGGTTCTTCGCGGCAAACTCGGTGCCGTCGACGTTCGTCGTCGACGCGCCGTTCGCGGAGCCCGCGCCCACGCCCGCCAGCGTGAGCGCGCTCCAGGCGGAGATCGAGGCCCTCAAGGCCCAGCTCGCCGCCTCGGCCGTCCCGGCCACCACGGAGGCGACCCCGGAGCCGGTCGTCCCGGAGCAGCCCGCTCCGGCGGCGGAGGAGCCGGTCGCCGAGCCGGTCGCCGAGCCCAAGCGCAAGCGCGCCTAGCAAGACCCATGCCGGGCGACCCTCCGGGGTCGCTCGGCACTTCCCCGGCAGGGGGATCGCGACCTGCGCTTCACGGAGCGCAGATCGAGCTCCCCGGCTCAAGGAGACAGACATGCTCAAGCAGATCCGTTCGTTCGTCGTCACCTCCGTTTCGCTCAAGTTCTCGGCTGGCGCCAGCGCGCAGGACGTCGCCGCCGCGCTCCAGTCCGGTCCGGTCGAGACCGCCTCGCTCCTCGCCTCCGCGTTCGTCGAGCGCGCGACGATCACGGAAACGCGTCGGATCGTCCTCGACGCTCGCGGCCGCGAGATCGCCCCGGAGCAGGACGAGCCGATCGCGATCGACGCGATCTCCGCCGTCCGCCGCTAGTCCACCGCGACCGGCCTGCACGCAGGCCGGTCGCCCCTCTCTTCAGGAGAAGCCCATGGAACCGCTCATCGCCGTCGCCTGCCTCTTCGCGTTCGCCTGCCTCTGCGTCATCATCGCCCTCGACTGACCCTCCCCTCGAGCCGCTCGGACGGTCCGAGCGGCTCCCTCCTCTCCTCTCTGACGCGTTCTTCGAACCACCCCCTCTAGTCCCAGTAAAGACCCCCCAAATTCTCGTTCCTTCTCGGGCTCCGCAGAGGCCTTCTCGGGCATTCTCACACGAACCAGTTAGCGCGACTTACAATTTTGTTCGCGGGATTACAGTTCCGTTCTCCCCTGCAAGAGCCGTGCCTTACAGATCTGTTTGAGCGATTACATTTTGCGTCCGTGGACTTTTCCGGCGTCCGATTACAGTTCTGTTCGCCGATGCAAGAGCCGTGCCGACAATTCCCGGCATCCGCCTTGCATTGAGTGTATCAAAATCGCACATGGGCCTAAAACGCGCAAAGCTCCGCTCTGCGGGACTTTCGCCCATGCCCATCTAGTCCCAGTAAAGACCCCCTGCCGGATCGTCCCGGAGAACGGATCCTAGCGCGTTTTCGGGCCTACTCACGGCCAGGCCGTTAGCCCCTACGAGTTACGATTCAGTAAGCGAATGCAAGCACCGTGCCG